CCGCCACTGGTACAAGCCGCAGCGCCAAAGCGCTGGGCTCATACCGCTAGCGGATATGATGCGCTATCGGGTTTTTGTATTGGGCAATTGGCTCATATGTGAAATGCCAACCGTTGATGCTAACCCATTCGCAACATTCGGCGTCATATGCCCGGAATATTCCGTCAAGCTCAGCATCGGGCTTAACGAAAATGTGAAACGATAAACGCGCACTGTGGGCCCAAAGCTCGCGCGTATATCCTGCCAAGATTGCTGTGTTATCTGACATCGCCGCACCTATTCCGCAGCGATGGCGAAAGATTGCACGGGCAGCTGTAGCGCAGCTTCAAGCTCAACCCGCGTTTCAAACGTGCCGCTAGCAAACAACATAGCGGCGCGGGACAGATAACGGTACGGGATGCGATATAGCGTCATGTTGTCCGAAGTGGTGACGGCGCGCGATCCGCCAACGTCAAACTTATGGCGGACTGCACTGGGCACGCTGGCGCGCTTGGCGACATAGAACGTGGATGTCTCATGGCGCTTCATATCCGCAGTGTGGAAACTGCTGTGGGCTTCAACAATGCATAGATCGCCCTTATGCCAGTCATCAAAAACCATCCCGGCATAGTTGCCATAATCCACGCTGCATTTCAGACCCTTCAAAGCCACTTGCTCAGCATCGCCGCGCACGCTGGCAACCTGAAGCAATACAAACGGGACAGGGGTGAATTGAACCGGCTTTGGCGGGTTTGCCGCATAAGCTTGGGCGCGGATGACATTCTTGGAAGTGGTGTCGTTGCTGTAGATCATTGTTTGGCCTTTCGTTGCCAGTAGTGTGGGACAATTCCCACCACTGGTACGCGGCAACGGTTTGATCCGCGCTGCATACCGCTTGGGATTAGTTGCTTTCCACTGCGCTATAATTCAGCGGCCCGTCATGGCGGTCATACAGGCATTCGCGGCGAACGCGCGCGCGGGCTTCGCTGATTGCAGCGGCTTTGTTTTTCGCCGTGATTTCAAACGACGCGCCGCGATCCGTGCAGCTTGGGAATTTCAGCGTCGCTGTGACGGTGTAGGTTTTCATATTTGAGCCCTTTGGCTTGATCGGGGACAATTCCCCAAATCAGTGACTTCATTACGCCCGAAAAATCGGACGGTTGCAATAGTTATTATTTAGCAAGGGAAACAGTAGGTTAATGGCCGATAACGGGAACAGCTACACACCCGAACAAATTGACCGGCTTTTGGCTCTTTTGGCCGATGGTCAAAGCTTGCGTAGCGTTTGCAGCAAGCCGGATATGCCGAACAAAGAAACGGTGTTCCGGTGGCTGCGGACTGATGAGGAATTCGAGGCGCGTTACCGTGTGGCAAAGCAGGAAAGCGCTGATTCATTGGTCGATGAAATGCGGGACATTGTTGACGATGCTGGCCTTGATCCAAACGACAAGCGGGTACGGATTGACGCGCGCAAGTGGATAGCGAGCAAGATGAAACCCAAGGTTTACGGGGATAAGGTTCAGCTAAGCGGGGATGATGATGGTGCGCCGCTTGTCATCTCATGGGCAACAGGAGACGCAGGGAATGCCTAGCAGCGGCACGCGCCGGGCGACCAATACGCGCGCAAGGCATGGCAAGCCGGGCCTCTAGGCCAGCTGCAATTGAATGCAATTGACTGCATTGCAGCGCATTTCGTTAGACCATTTGCCTATCTAGCCAATGATCAGTGATCACTAAACCCCTGAGATATAAGGATTAGATTGATTCTTGTGACGCGCAAGCCGCACCCGTGGCGCGCCCATGGCACGCGCTGCCATGGGCACCATGGGCGCGCGCCGCACCATCCCCGCCAGCCCGGCGCGACCCCCGCCCCCCCATCGCCTTCGACGGCCCCCCCTACGCCATCGCTATCTGTCCCCCCTCTGAATTTTTTCAAATCCCCACACCTCTCTCCCCCTTCCCATCCCCCGCATGAAACCCGCCTCCCTACGCGCCTACATCGCCTCTGAGAGCCGTTACCCGCTCATCAGCTACCTCAGCTACCACCGTAGCCTGCGCAAGCGCGCCCATGCTGACGCTCTTGTGGCCACGATAGGGCATCGTTGCTCTGATGGTTCGCTGGCGCATTTCAGCATCGCGCTGAGCAAGCTGGAGCTGGATCACGCGGATGAGCCCACGCAGCGGCTGATGCTCAAGACGCGCATCCACGCGGCATGTGAGGCCATGGATCGTTTCCTGGCTGGGCAAGCTTCTTAACCACTCCCCACACCGACAACTGCCCGCATGGCAGGCGAAGGTACTTCAGGAGCCTGCATGCCCACGCCCACGCGCGATGAGCTGGCCGCGATCATTTACCCATTTCTCATCTCGGACCCTGCGGATGGCCATCACGAACACTGGCCGCGTCCCAAGCCACTTCCTTCTTTCGCTGTAGCGCAGCGTGTAGCGGATGCGGTGCTGGCTGCTGAGCATCCCAAGCCCTGATGCTCGCACTAAAGAAGCCACGCAACATATCGCTGGCTTACGCGCCGCGTCCTGCGTTCATGTCGTTTCACAACCGCACTGAGCGCTGGGCTGCGTTGGTCTGCCATCGGCGTGCTGGCAAGACGGTGAGCGCGATCAACGATCTGATCAAGCGGGCGGTGATGACACCGGGGCGCGCGCCTTTATTTGGTTATGTCGCGCCGTACCGCGCTCAGGCCAAGTCCATCGCTTGGGAGTATTTGAAGTACTACGCCAAGCCGATTGCCAAGAAGATCAATGAATCTGACTTGATCCTGACAACGACGAACGGCGCGGAAGTTCGGCTCTTTGGGGCTGACAACGCGGATGCGCTGCGTGGTTTGGGTTTTGACGGCATATTCATGGATGAGTATGGCGACTTTCGCCCTTCGGTATGGGGCAACGTCATACGCCCTGCGCTGTCTGATAAGCAGGGCTGGGCGGTGTTCGCTGGAACGCCCAAGGGTAAGAACCAGTTCTGGGATGTTTGGGACAACGCGCAACGCGATCCCACATGGTTCGCGCAGATGCTGCGTGCGAGTGACAGCGGCTTGCTCCCGGATGGTGAGCTTGCGGATGCCCGGCGCACGCTGTCTGAGGATCAGTATTTACAGGAATATGAATGTTCGTTCGAAGCCGCAATTCTTGGGGCCTTTTACGGCACGGAAATGCGCAACCTGGACGAAGCGGGTCATATCCGGGATGTGCCTTATGATCCAAGCCTTCCTACTTACACGGCATGGGACATTGGGCACCGGGATGACACTGCGATCTGGTGGTATCAGGTCATCCGCAGGGAGATTCATGTCATAGATTACTACGCGGCATCTGGGGAAACCCCGGAGACGATTGCTGCGGTTGTTAATGGCAAGCCGGTTCATTACGGGCAGCATTTCTTGCCGCATGATGCGCGGGCCAAGACGTTTGCTGCGGGTGGCAAATCCACGATTGAGCAGCTTGCGGCGCTGTTGGGCGGGTTTTCGATGCTGAGCATCGTTCCCAGCCTTTCTATCCAAGACGGTATTCAGGCAGCGCGCACGATGTTGCCGCAATGCTGGTTTGACGCTGAGAAGTGCAGAACCGGCCTTGAAGTGCTGCGCCAGTATCAGCGTGAGTATGACGAGGATACGAAGTCTTTTCGCAAGACTGCCAAGCACGATGGAAATTCGCATGGTGCGGACGCATTTCGCATGCTGGCGGTGTCATGGAGCGAAGAGCAGCCGCATGCGCGGGTATTCCCGGAGCGGGCCTTGATCGTGGGGCCCGGCAATGAAGCCACGCTCAATGATATGTGGGCGGCGGCAAAACGGATGAAGCGTGAGGATCGTTACTGATGCCCATTGATCCAAAGCGGTTGGTAGCTGCTTTGGCGGCACCAACGCCCCGGCCTGCGCAGCCTGAAGATACGATCACGCCGGGCCAGATGACTGGGCTGCAATACAGCCGGGACCGATATAACGATGGCAGCTATCAGGTGAGCGGCGGTGCTGATCCTTCCGTGACATCGTTCATGGGCGCGATTGATAAAGCCCCTGATGGCCAGTTCATAAACTATCCCACGTTTTGGGATGGCCGCGTGATGCAGGACGCTGGCGGGCAGGACGATGGCCAGCTGGATTACAAGGGCGCGCTGGCTCGCGCGCTGCAATATGAGGCGCAGACGGGCAAGCAGTTCGCGCGCTACCCGACAGTTGATGCCGCAGAAGCGGGTGAACAAGTCGTTCACAAGATCATGGAGCAAGACGCATCGCGGGTACTGGCATGGCCAGAGAGCCAGCGGCGTTTGCAGCGGAGAAGTAAGTGATGAGCGAGGTGGTTGATCTTTTCGACTACGCGCAAGCCACTAAAGCCAAGCAAGAGGGCATGGCACGATCTGAGGCCAACGCTGAACCGACATGGGCTGATCACATGCTTGCGTTTGTTCAAGAAATCGCACGCACGCACCGGCTATTCACAGCTGATGATGTTTTTGAGTTGGCCTATGAGGCTGGTGTTTATGACGGAACGCATGACCGGCGTGCTTTTGGCCCGGTGATGCTTCGCGCCGCAAAGGCTGGCTGGTGCCAGAAAGCCGATTGTGCGCCGCGTAACAGCAACCGCCGATCATTGCACGGATCACCAAGGGCCGTCTGGCAATCACTCATAATGGATCATTGACCATGCCCGTTATCAAAGGCGTACCGCGCCTGATGAAGCATGACGCGGTGTTGACGCGCGCTTCTAAGCCTAATTCTGAGCCCAAGGCCAAGACGATGGCCAGTCAGGGCCGCGTTTCAAAGAACAACCAAGCGCTGGCTTTGGCCAAAGCGCTGAACAACATGAAAGGCATGCCATGAGTGGCGTTTCTTATCCGTACCGCTATGCGTATGAGACGGTAGCGGCATCGCAGACCGCGCAGGTGCTTGGCGGCGCTGGTGCCAAGGGCGATTTTCTGTATCAGATGATCGTTACTGTGAACACGGCGGCAACGTCCACGGTCAGTATCCTTGACGGTGCCACCAGCATCGCACTCATGCCTGCCAATACGCCTATTGGCGTCTACAGCCTTGATATCGAATTGGCGTCTGCGAACGGCGCATGGTCTGTGACCACTGGTGCAGGCGTTACCGTCATCGGTTGCGGCATCTTTAGCGTCTAATGGCTGAAGCAACGCAGACACCGGTTCAGAAATACCTGGACATCATCGCCGGGTATGACAACGAATTCAAAAAGTGGGACGCGCGGGTTGTAAAAATCCTCAAGCGTTACCGCGATGATGAACGCAGTGCGTCTGGCAATGAGGCCGCGCGGTTTAACATCCTCTGGAGCAACGTCCAGACATTGATCCCTGCTGTTTATTCGCGGATGCCCAAGGCGGATGTTTCGCGCCGCTTCGTAGACAATGATCCCGTGGGCCGCGTGGCATCGCTGCTGATTGAACGCAGCCTTGATTACGAAATTGAGCATTACCACGATTTCCGCAGTGCCATGGCCAACAGCGTTTCAGATCGCTTCCTTGGTGGGCGCGGTGTGGCGTGGGTGCGTTATGATCCGCACATTGTCGCGCAGGAAGTTGCTGAAGGGCAGATCACTGAGGACGTTCCTGATCCTCAAGACCAAACAGCCGACGATGAGCCTGAGCCAGACGAAGAAGTTGAATATGAGTGTTCCCCGACAGATTACGTTTACTGGAAAGACTTCGGCCACAGCTCTGCGCGGACCTGGGAGGAAGTAACCTGCGTTTGGCGCTGGGTTTATATGACGGAAGCTGCGCTCAAGCTGCGGTTCCCAGATAAGTGGAAACAAATCCCGCTGGATAGTGGGCCGCAGAAGTTCAACGGTGTTACGCGCGGTGAACAAATTGTCCATGACCGCGCCAAGGTTTGCGAGCTATGGGATAAGGAAACCGGCTGTGCTGTCTGGCTGTCCAAGACATCGCCTGAGCTGCTGGATGAGCGTGATGACCCGCTAGAGCTTGAGGGCTTCTTTCCGTGTCCGAAGCCACTCTATGCCACCACAACCAGCGACACGTTGGTTCCGGTGCCGGATTTTGCGCTGTATCAGGATCAGGCCAAGGATTTGGACATCCTTGCGGATCGGATTGACGGGCTTATCAAGGCGCTGCGCGTGCGCGGCATCTATGATGCGTCCCAGCCCACCTTGCAGCGCTTGCTGACAGAGGGCGACAACAACACGCTTATTGGTACGGATAAGTGGGCGGCGTTCAGCGAAAAGGGCGGGCTCAAGGGCAGCATAGACCTGATACCCATTGATGTTTTCGCCAACGCACTGATCCAGTGCTATCAGGCCGAAAGCAATATCAAGTCTACCATTTACGAAATCACCGGCATCAGCGACATCGTGCGCGGGCAGGGTGCTGCTTCTGAGAGTGCTACGGCACAGCAGATCAAGGGCCAGTATGCGGGCCTGCGTCTTAAGTCCATGCAAGAGGGCGTGGCGATGTTCGCCAGCGAGCTGTTGCGTCTCAAGACGCAGGTAATTTGTTCCAAGTATCAGGACAAGACGATCCTAGCCTATGCGGGCGCGCACCAGATGACGCAAGAGGATCAGGCCATGATCCCGGCAGCGTTGCAGCTGATCCGTCAAAACCCGCTGCGCAGTTTCCGCATTGAAGTTGCTGCGGACAGCTTGGTTCAGTTGGATGAACAGGAAGATAAGCAAAGCCGCATCGAGTTCTTGAACAACATGGCCACGTTCCTGCGCGAGGCCGTTCCTGCTGGCCAGCAGGTTCCAGAGCTGGTTCCGGGCCTGATGGCGATGCTGCGCTTTGGCGTGGCTGGCTTTAAGCAGGCGCGCACGATTGAAGGCACGCTGGATACCGCGCTCCAGCAGATGCAGGCCAAGTCTGCACAGGCCGCGCAAAATCCGCAGCCCAGTGCTGAAGAGAAGAAAATGCAGGCGCAGATGCAGGCCGATGCGCAGGCAGCGCAGGCCAAGGCTCAGGCTGATGGCCAGCTCGCTCAGGTGCAGACGCAAGCCGATGCGCAGATGAAGCAGATGGAAATTCAGGCCAAGACGCAGCAGGAAAACATGCGCGTACAGGCCGATATGCAGCTTCAGCAGCAACGACAGCAGCATGAGGCGGCGATGAAAGCGCATGAGCTGTCATCGCGTGACCAGTTTGAACGCTGGAAGGCTGAGCTGGATGCCGCCACCAAGATCATGGTTGCCACGATTGGCGCTCAGCAGACCGGGCCCGATGAACAGCAGGCAGAACAGGCCAGCGCCAAGACGCTCACCGAAAGCATGGGCGAGACGTTCCAGAAGGCGATTGATAGCGTGGTTGGATCGCAGAACAACCTGTCTGACATGCACGCCACAACCATGGATAAGCTGGGGCAGGTGATGCAGACGATGGCCGCGCCCAAGCGCATCGTTCGTGGCCCTGATGGGCGCGCCGTAGGTGTTGAAGCCGCGCAATGAGTAATAAAACCGCTGGCGTAGGCCATTTTGCAATCCCGACAGCCCCGGCAGCTGGCACTTCTTGTACGTCTGGCGCGGCGAACGTGTTTACGCCAACCTATGTGCAGCTCATCGCCAGCACGGCGGCGGCTCTCTATATCACCGGCATATATCTGGAAGCCGCTGCGGTATCGGCTGCGACATATAAAGTGTTGCAGCTGGCCACGGGCGCGGCGGCTTCTGAAACAATAGTCGGCCAATATCTGTTTGCGCCCGAAACGGGCAGCGCCACAACGCTTACTTACCGTCCCATTTATCCGCCTATTCCCGTTGCAACGACCACCCGCATCTCATGCAAGACGGCTGATAGCGTGGGCGCGCAGGCCAATCTGATAACGCTGGAGTGCATTGCGCAGTCCAATGTGGTGAATGACGGTATCACGGTTGCTACGGTCAACCTGGTAAACACTGTCACCACTGTCACCAATCAGCTCACGGCTGCGGCCATCGCGGCGGGTGTCTGGCGCGATGCGGTAGCCGCCGACTTTACGCAGGTATCGTCCATTGGGCTTTCCGTGATGAACGGCGTGGCGCTGGGTACTGGGCTCACCATCAACGGCTACACCGGCAATACGGTACAGACGGGCGATTCATTCGCGCGCATCGGCGTGGCTGGCGTTGGCCTGACAAATCTGGGTGATACGCGCATTGCCAATCTGAATGCGACTGTTTCAAGCCGCATGGCAACGTATACGCAGCCCACCGGCTTTCTTGCGGCGACGTTCCCAATCGGAACGATTGCCAACACCACTAACATCACAAACGGCACACTGGATACCGTCACCAACCTTACGAACGCGCCTACGGCGGGCGATCTAACGGCTGTGATGAAAACCAGCGTTACCACGGCATGCACTGCATCCACGCCAACTGTCTCATCCGTGAGCGGTGCCGTGGGTTCCGTCACCGGCAATGTGGGCGGCAATGTGGTGGGTTCGGTGGGGTCTGTTGTAGGGCTCACGGCATCCAACCTGGATGCTACGGTGTCCAGCCGCTTGCCAACCGCCAGCTACACAGCGCCGCCATCCGCAGCGTCTATCACTTCGGCGGTGTTGACTACGCAGATGACCGAAAGTTACCCGGCGCTGCATACCGCACCAACATTGGCGCAATCGCAATTTGAAATGCGTGCGTTGCTGGCTGAGAAGGCCGTAGCGGCTACAACCATGACCATCAACAAGGTGGATGGCACGACTCCGGCTGAAACGTACACCTTGAACAGCGCTACCGCGCCGACTGCCATAACGCGAACAACCTGATGACCATCGCAGCGCTCATCACTGAGGGCATCGGCCCCGGTGGGACCGTGCCGCTGCTTCTGACTGGTGGGCTGGATCAGGGCGTAAAGCCGCCAGATATCATTACTGTTGATACCCACGATCCGGGCATCAAAAAGCGCCGTAAGCAGGCCGCTGCGCTTGAACGCAAGCGCATTGACGATGAGCGCGAACGCCAAGAGCGCCGCCGCGAACAGGTCATAGACGCTTTCGAGCGGATTGTTGAAGGCAAGACGAAAATCTCAGCCCCGGTGGCTGATGAGATTGTCGCCAAGATTGAAGCGGCTGCGCCGGAACAGATCAGCGCGCCGGATTTCACGGCGCTGCTTCAAAACCTGAACACGCTTGAACAGCTTTGGGCCGATTACCTGGAGCGTGATGATGAGGAAGTCTTGGGCCTGATCTGATGCCAACATACACCTACGAATGCCCACGCTGCGAACACCAGCGCACGGAAATATTGACGCTAGCCAATCACGAAAC